CTTGCGGCGAAGGCCGAATCCGAGATTAGCGTCGTAGACTCCGTTCTCCGTGGCGAGGTCTATTGCGTCATCTTGGAGAAGTCGGTTGATTGCGGCGTTCACTCGCACGAGAACACTTGGGAAGTCGTGGAGTCGTTGGGCGGCATCATTGGCTACGACCAAGCAGAAGCCGAGGCCGACGCAATGATTCGCTACAAGAAGGGCATCGTGGACTATGAGGGGGAGCTAGTATGAGCGGCCAGATGGATAAGTGTATTGCGTGCGGAGACATGGTGTTCTACGCCGACGAGAAGGTCATCGGCACTTGGAATGGTATGCCGTACACGCGCTTTGATGTGCTTGACTTCGAGCTGTATGAGGGGAGTGTGCCAGACGGCTATCTCGTCTACTGCTTGGACTGCGCTCCTTGCGAGTGTGAGTTCCATCCGCCGTTTATGTCGGACAAGCAAGCTGCTGCGGATGGGTGGTGCTTCTTGCCAAGCTGCGATTTCGTAGAGGCGCACCGGCACGCTTGACTTGTCTGTCGCTAGGTTGTAAGGTAGTACCACTCCACTTGGAGTAAGGATGTAGTAGGAGGCAGTATGCCAAACTGGTGCGTGAATCAGGTTGATGTAAAGGGCGACGAGGCAGATGTCGCGCGGCTCATTGAGTTGGTGAAGGGCGACGAGGATGCGTTCGACTTTGCCAAGATTGTGCCGGTTCCCGATAGTCCACACTACTCGGCGAACGAAACGCAGAACAACTTCCTTTGCGGCTGTAAGAAGGTTTGGGTTGAGACGAAGGCGCAGGTCGGCAAGTACGACGAGGAAGGCTACGAGAAGGCTGAAGGCCATTGGGAAGTTGATGGCCTGCCTATCGTCAAGGAAGTGCTGAACAACGGCACGATTCGAGACCTTGTATCTGCCGGATTCGGCGGCTCAATGGTCTGCCCGACGCACAAGCTCGGCGAGATTTCCTCACACCCCGACTGGTGGTACAACTGGAACTGCGCCAACTGGGGAACGAAGTGGAACTGCGGCGAAGTGTGGCACGACCGCACGACCGAGGAGATTACCGAGCAGGGTCGCACATCGTACAACTTTGATACGGCGTGGTCGCCAGCCGAGCCGGTCATTGAGGCTCTTGCCGAGCAGTTTCCAACGCTTACCATTACGCATCGCTATTGCGAGGCGGGTATGGGCTTTGCGGGTGAGGTTGTGTATGAGCGCGGGTCGTTCGTCTCACGAGACGAATACAGCTCCGGCAACGACTCGTTCCCAGATGAGGCGTGGTATCCCGAGGAGGATGGCTCTCGCGGGTACGAACGCAACTATGATAAGGTTCCAATGACCGCCTTTGAGTCGTTCTGTGATGAACACTTCGGCGGCGTAGTAGGGGGTTGAGTATGTATCAGGCGTACATTGACGGAAACACCATTGACGAAATCGTGGCGTCAGGAGAGGACTTTGTCTACTCCGACATCTATCCGCAGGTAAGCGGGGTCATCGGCAGGGAGAAGCTCTATGAGGCTTTAGCCGGAGCGAGCGAAGGCTTTGCCCAAGAGGAGCTAACCATCATCCTCAACGGCCTGCCATTCGTCAGCCACGAACGCCACGACAATGTGGTGCTTGGATGGATTGACGGAATGCGCGGCTGTAATGTTGCTATCCTCTCGTCTATTACCGACGCAGTAGATTACCTATCCGACATTCGCAATAGCGCGAAGGCCTCCGGTATGCTTTGGGATGGGGAGTGAGTTGGGCGGAAAGAGCGTGGGCTGCGTTCTGGGGGATAGCGGTTCTGTACACCCTCTTTAGTTTGACCTCTCCGGCTCCCAAGACTCCGGAAGCTCCTCCGGATTCGGAGAAGTAAATCCGTCAGGGGTGTTTATCCATCGGATACTAAACTCAATGTCGGGGTCGCTAGTGGTCAGTTCAGCATTCTCGGAAATCATCTTGAGAGCCTGGTGAGGTGTCAGGGCAATGTCATAGAAGCCTTCGGAGGAAGTGATGTGCCAAGTATCTGGCTCACCATTGCGATAGACAACGAAGTAGTCCATGCGTAGATTGTCCACCCTTCGCACAAGGCAAGGGAATACCAAGGCCATCTGCGGTGTTATACTTCAGCAGCGAGCCGAGCGCATCTCGGTAGCGTATAAACAGGAGTAAGCAAGTATGAACGAGCGTAATCAGCTCATCTATGCCGACTATTTCGGCGGGATGTCCCTTCAGGATGTCGCAGGTAAGTATGGCGTCACGCGCCAGAGGATTCAGCAGATTGTCTCAAAGACAGGGCCAAAGCGTCCGCGTCTTTCTGGCGGATCGAAGCTTCGCAAGTTTGACTATGAGGCTATTGCTTCATACTATAAGCTGAACACCCCGACGCTAGTCGAGGCAGCCAAGAACTTTGGATGTTCAGTCAGCACCATTACCCACGCGCTCGCAGAGCAAGGGGTAGTTGGCGAACGCAAGATTCGCTTTACCGATGAGTCCATCACCGACATTGTGAGCCGGTATCAGGCCGGAGAGAAGCTGCGGCTGATTGGCGAGACCTATCAGACTAGCGCGCAGTACATCAACACCATCCTTCGGCGTTCCGGCGCGACGGCGCGACGGCGGCTGAAGAATGTTTAGTGAAGACGACTTCAGGACTTACGCAAAGCTGAGGAAGGCCGAGGATCGGCACTTCAGGTATGGCCGGTCGATTCGTCGCTACATCAGGGAGAACCGCGACCTGATGGAAATGTCAGGATGGATTGAGTGGGCGTATGAAGAGTCCCGCAAGCCATTCGTTTATGGCGGCCCTTTACCCGCGTGGACACCCGAGCAGTGGCGTGAGATGGCAGCTGAGTGGGAAGGCCGCAAGGTAAAGAAAACTTAACCGAGATGGGGCATTGACTTATCCGGCGAGCTGGGTTTATACTCACCTCGCCGGAAGTCTTTCCGGTAGGAAGTAGTAGGAGGAAGTATGGGATACGACATCTATTCGATGCGCGAGGACAGAGAGAAGTCGCTAGCGTTTGCTAAAAAGGCAACGCCGTGGGTGTTCGGCGACAACGACGAAGCTCCCGACTATTGGCGCAACACGGCCTATTACCGGATGAACATTGGCGGTATGGGTATCCTTCGCAAGCTCAACGAGCTTCTTGGCGTGGCCTTTCTCAATGAGTCCTTGTGGGATAACTCCGGTACGGTCATCCGTGATTGGGAGTGCTTTGATGCTTGGGAGATTCTTGCCAAGAAGGATGACCTTGAGATTCGCGCAGCGGTGATTGAGGCCTTGTCTAGCGACCCGCACGCCTCCTTCCTTATCGACAAGGATGGCGAGGTTCAGGGATGGATTGAGGAAGTTCGCCATTGGCAGGAATACCTTCACATCTGCTCCGAGCTGAAAGGTTGCGAAGTTCTGTGATTGTTGTATTCTGGCTTCTGGTCGGGCTTCTGACCTTGTATGTATTGCGGCTTACGAGCCGGTAGGAGGTTCTATGGAGGACTTGGTTATCACTTATCACCACGATCCGGCACACGGCTGGCTCGAAGTGAAGCGTGAGCTTGTAGAGATGCTCGGTATTCAGGGGCTTATTAGCTCGTACTCTTATCAGAAGGGCGACCGAGTATTCTTGGAGGAGGATGCGGATGCCTCGTTGCTTATCCGCTCTCTTGGCGAGCTGAACATCCGGTACACGACGATTGACCGGCACACCAACATTGACCATTGGATTCGCGTACTTGACCGATACAACGCGATAGATTAGTATTGCTCTACGGCACTTGCCGTGATGATGTAGGAAGGAGTAGGACAATGGGATACTATGTAAATGGCAACGGTCATCTGGTCATCAAGAAGGAGAATCTTGCTGCGGCCTATGAAGCGTTGATGGCACTCAACGACGCGCCGGATGGCGTGAAGCGCGGCGGGTCATACAGCGGCGGCAAGCAGCACTCGTCGTGGTTCTCGTGGATGCCAGCCGACCTTCGTGAAATCCCAGACACCAAGTCGGTCTTTGAGCGGTTGGGTTTTGAGACGATGGATGCCAAGGGCGACCTCGTGATTACCTGCTACGACAATAAGTCCGGTCAGGAGGAAGTGTTCTTTGCCGCTGCTGCTCCGTTCATTGAGGATGGCGAGTATGAGTGGACAGGCGAGGATGGCGCGTTCTGGGAGTGGACTTTTGTTGAGGGCAAGATGTATCAGCGCGATGGTATTCGTGAGTACGGCGAGGAGCGCGAGATTAGCGTGCCGGGGCTTCATCGTGAGCAGGTTGAGATGATGGAGCGCATTGAGGCCTCGTTCGGCAGTAAGTAAAACTTGACTTGGCTACGCCTATCCATTAGTGTTAGGCGTAGCCCGGTTGGGTGAGGAAGTAAGGAGGACAAAGATGAACGAGAATAGCGTTTACATCTGCGAAATCTGCGAGAACGGCGAGGCCGACTTCATCGCGGACAACAACACCGACAAGGTGTTGCGCCGGTATTGCGTAGCGTGCGAGGAGCTTCGCTCCGATAAGTACGGCTGCGCTCTTATCCTTGATGAAGGCGCAATGTGCGATGAGGGTGCGTGCGGCTGCGGCGGAACGGGGGTGTACTAATGAGCAACATTGAGTTCTGGGATTCACTAGACGACATCTTGCTTCGCCTTCATACCGACACCGAGGCCTATGTAATGGGGCCGGAGAAGGTAGGCCGGTGGTGCTGTAATACTTGTTCAGCTACGGAGATTAGCCTGATGGCGCAAGAGGATAATGTTAGCGAGCCAATGTATTTCTTTTATCACGACCAGAACCGCGAAGGCGAGCCAGATGAGTGCCATCTGGGTTGGTCGGGAGGCCAACGCGCACTCGACCTCATCAAGCAGTATTGCGACTACTACGCGTTAGTGGTAGACTTGCCTGAGAACGAGGACACTAAGATTCTCGTCAAGGCTCAGTAGGAGGACTTATGGCAAAGAGAAAGCCTAATAGCATCGCGGAAACCGGTATGTGGTCGGACTATGAGTATTCGGTCGTTCGCAAGAAGTTGAGCAACAAGTCGGCCATCATCACCTCGCCACGCGAGTTGGTTGCGCTGTTCCGTGAGTTCGCGGATACGGAGATGTCTGAGGCTCTGTTCGTTGTCGCCGTTGGCGGTCGCAACAACCTGCTTGGGATTCATCGTATCTACTCTGGTACTGCGACCGGAACTTCGGTGCGGATTGGTGAACTGCTCCGCTCCGCGCTGATGATGGGGGCGGTCGGGTTCGCGCTCGTTCACAATCACCCTTCGGGTGAGTGCGACGCGTCTGATGAGGACATTAGGCTCACGGCTGATGTGGCAAAGGCCGCAACGCTGCTTGATGTTCAGTTCCTTGACCATCTGGTCGTCGGGGCGAACGGCGCGTTCACGAGTATCCGTTCACAGAAGCCGAGTATGTTTGAGGACAGCAGCACCCTGAACTAACTACGATTCGTAGGGGGGTGTCCTCCCTCCCGCGAGTCCTATCCCCCCGGCGGAGTCCTCCCGCCGGGGGATTACTTTTGTAGCTCCATCTTATTAGCCAGGCCGTATACGCGCGAGGAGCTTTCCCCCATACCCCCTCTGCTCCGGCTATTGACCGGGCTTCGAATGGTTAAGAATCCTTACATAAACCTTATCCGCAACTTACTTGACCGCATGACACTTCTGTGAGAAACTCCTTATGTCGGGAGAGATCCTAGGAGACGTTACCGACTAGGTGAGAGTGTTAGGAACAAAGCACGCAGCCGAATAAATGCGAAGTGGTTCAGGCGAGTGATGGGCTCTAATCGCTGCTGTAAATGCGGGAGAGCAAGATTGTAAGTGGAAGCCGGAAGGTTTAGGCCAATACCGGCGGAAGCGAATAACCTACCGGAATCTCTGGGGGCGACGGCTCTTGGAGATTCCGGGACATAAGGCCGGTGAGCTACCGGTCTGGGAGTCAGGCCTTCGGGCTTGACTCCCTTACTCTTTGGGTGTACTCTCGTATTCCGTTCCGGGTAGAGGCCGGATAGTTGGCAGATAGACGAACTGCCCGAGACGATAAGGCCACCGAGCTTGGGTCTAACCAACAGGGGTGTCGGTGGCAGCAACTAGGCGAGAGCCGATGTTGCCTCTGTGATTAGGGATAAGCGTCAATACCGCGAAAGGGTTTGGGGGGTGTCGCAACTTGGGAGTGGTTCCCCTAGGCGACTCCCCCCTTCATACTTGACGGCGTGAATCGTTGGGTGTAGTGTTCGTTGTACCGGCAGTTGCCGGCAGAGGAAGGAAGGAGAGGACAGATGGACTTGTTTGAGATTCCGGTTGGCGAGCCACAGGAAAGCACCTGCGCGTGCCGTTGTGGTTGTGAGGTTCCGTTGTCCGGTGGTACTTGCGTTGATTGCGGCGAAGGTACGCACCAGAACAACAACGGCCTTGATGATTTCCGCACTTGCGACAATGCGAACCGGTGGCCGGAGTGGTCGCACGCAGGGGTGAAGGCGCGGCCTTTCAGCTACGGGTGGAACGGCTATGAGAACGCCTATGAGGAGTCGGTGGATTTGTGCGACGAGTGCTTTGTCGCGTGGCAGGAAGTTGGGTGGAACTAATGAGCAGGAACGACGCGGCCTTCTTTACGCCGTATCACGATTGCGAACCGGTGTGGTTCTCTGATGATAAGGAAATCGTCATCTACCGGAACGGCGAGATGAGGGTTCACCTTACCGAGCCAGACGGCAGCACGAGCGTTCTCCGGTATACTAACGACCTTGACGCGAAGGGGCTTGATACCGACGAGAAGCTCGCTGATGCCGAGAAGGCCGGCACGCTTGAGTTCCACAATAATGCGTGGTTCGAGGTCGTCTATCACGACAACGACGAGGGCGAGGTCTTTATTGACTTTGAGGAAGCCAAGCAGTATGCTCGTAGGGTAGCCGATGAGTATGCGGCTCATAAGGAAGGAGTATCAGGTGAGTAGGAACGCTTGTTCTTGGTGCGGGAGTGAAGTAGAGGACGACCGGCAGTACGAATCGCGTATCTGTGCCGAGTGCTTTGCTGACGCGCAGGTATCATCGTTAGAGGAGATTGGCGTACAGGAAGGAAGGGATAATGGGAACATTTGATTGGCCTTACGACGAATCTGATGTGTTGGCGTTTGCTCGCGCAATGGTTCACGGCGGCTATGCCGAGTATGCGAATACTACTGACCGGTGCGACTTGTTGCTTGACCTCATTGAGAGTCCGTGGAAGTGGCGCGTAGAGCTTGACGCTTGGGTGGCAGCCGGTCGGCCTATTGCGTTTGACCCGACCGAGGAAGCCGAGTTTAAGTTTATTGAGACGACCTGAGATTTGACTTCTGTATAGCGTTGGGTGTAATCTGGCATAGCCGGCAGTTGCCGGTGTAGGAAGGAAGGAGTAAACGATGAGCAGAGATGTAAACGAGGTCTTGTCGGTTCCGTTCAGCAAGTTCTATGTCGCGGTAGCTCGCAAGGTTGAGGGCGCGTGTGGCCTGACCCCTGACGACTTGCCTGATGTGGACTTCCGTGGGTTCTACCCCGGAGATAAGGCGACCATCGGCGACTACCGCAATGCGATTGCCGAGTGCGCGCTAGCGGTTCTTGATGAGGCCGGCTATCCGTTGAGCGATGAGGAGTACGAATAATGCGTAGCCTTATTACGAAGGCCGAGTACCTACGCGAGTCCGAAGCGTGGTTCGCACATCAGCGTCGTATGGAACGAGTGAAGCTTGTGTTCGCGCTGCTCGTACTTGCGTCATTGGTAGCAGTAGTGCTAGGATGGCCTTGCGCGGATGCCGTTTGTGCTCCGGCAGGATGAGATAGGAGAGAGATGATGGGATTAGAAGGAACTGAACTATACGAGATGAGCGAGGCCGGATACCTTCGCATTGACCTAGCGGATGATTCGTGGGTGGCCTTGATGAGTACGGATGGCGTGAACTTTGGCGGTACGCTTTGGCAGCGCGCTAATGACGGCTACGACTACTCCGCCGGTTGTACGGCAGGGTATCCGGTGCTAGGCCGCCACGAGAACGCCGACACTATCGCGCGCCGCTTGGCCGACTTTATCTTGATGGAGAACGGAGAGGAAGGCCGTTTCATCAGCCCCGAATAATACGCCGGTGATCCTTTCCACCGGACTACGCCCCCAGCTGCTCATCCCAGCTGGGGGTTTTTTCATGCGCTCTATCACGGGCGCGACTCCCCCCATACCCCCCAGCTCGCCGGTCGCGTACCGGTAGCCGTAGCTCGACTTGCCGGATTTGACGCGGCCTATCGGTTGGGTGTATTCTCTCTGTGTCGGGGCTTCCCGATGAGTAAGGAAGGAGAGCGCAGATGTTCGCATTTGTCGTAAAGGTAGACGAGTCCGGCTCGTGGATTGAGCGGATTTCTTGGAATAATGAGGAAGGCCTCGGCGAGATGTACCGCACGATTGGGTGCGACCTTGTGGAGATTGCCGGCACCGGCGAGCTTGCGGGTGTTCCGGTGATTCTCTGGGTTGATGAGGAAGGCCTCTACCATCAGCCGGTACTGATGAACTTGGCGGCGTGTGATTTGCTCGCAGAAGCGACGAACTCGGCTCCGGCGTATCTATTCGGCGGCGGCCTTGTTGGTCATGCTGTTCTACTAGTGAATCAAGGGAGCGACCACCGAAGCTTCACGGCTGATGAGGCCGACAAGATTTCCGGCGTTCTCGTTGCCGGCGGGTACACACTCCGCGAGTCGGTGGCCTGATTTGACGCGCTCCGGTGGTTGGGTGTAGTATCTAATCACCGGAGCTTTCCGGCGTAGTAGGAAGGAAGGAACCTATGAACACACAGCAAGCACTAGCAGCAGCGGCGAAGGCCGCAGGTAAGATTACCACCCTGACGGCGTGGAGCGATTGGACAACGCCGCGAACATTGGAGCGTCGCGAGGAAGGCGCAGCAGGCCGGCAGGCCGAACACCGCGCGATTGGTCGCGTGAAGGTGTCCGGTGAAGCTCGCTACGATGAGAGGGGGCGCGTATCGTTCCTGTTCACGGCTTCCGGTATGCTTGACCGCACGCAAGAGGCCACCGGAATCGTGCTGAACAAGAAGGGCGAGCCTACGCTCTCGCTCATCATTGGAGCACCTACGGAGTACGGATACACTACGGCCTGTCCGAACGCGGGGAAGCTCGGTACTGCTTGCGAGAAGCGGAAGCCGTTCCACGCGCACCGGAGCGTGAACCTCACGCGCCTCGTGTCGTGGGTCATCGCGGGTGAGGAACAAGTCGAGGGCTAGCCGCTCGCGTTATCTCCGAGGCCGTCGCTCTCATCTGTGCGGGAGTGGCGGCCTCTCTTTGTTGCCGGACTAGTTCGCCTGTCCAGCTTGGTTTTTTCCGGCTCTTATTAGGAGTTCATTTATTCCCCCATACCCCCTGTTTTTTTCACGCCTCTATACAGGGGCGCGCGTTCCCCCATACCCCCCTTCCTACCGGCGGCCTTCCCTACCGGTTGCGACCGGCGCACCTCGACTTGACTTCCGCCGTAGACCTGCTACCTTTCTGGTGTTGGCACTTGCCAACGGCACAGGCACAGGAAGGAAGGAACAGATGGAAGACCTCACAACTACGGCGCAGAAGTGGGTTCGCAAGTACCTCGGCAACCAGTCGCAGGGAACCTGCCCGGCTTGCCGCCAGACGCTCCCGGCTGACGCGGCCTATCGCGTCTATGTCCGCTACGGCGACGGCGACGACCTTATCGCCTATGTACCTACCTACGGCACCGCTCTTGCGGTTCTGATTGGTTGGGCTGACGACGAGCGCGGCGGCTCCTTCTGGGCGTACTACGAGGGTAGCGACTGGAAGACTATGACTCCGGCACAGGCGGCTACCTTTGCCGATAGTCCGGTCGAGTTCGCCAACTTCGTAGACGCTATGGGCGGAGAAACTTCGGCTATCGGTGCCGAGGTCTTTGAGGCCGTTGAGTCTTCGCTCTTGGATACGCCGCTGATTGGTGCGGTGTGGATTGACTCGCTCACCGAGCCTGTGATGCCGAGCGACTACCGCTAGGCCTCTCCGGGTTTTCTACGAGGCCGCTCCCCATCTGTGCGGGGGGCGGCCTCTTTCTCTTTGTAGAGCTTCACACGGGCAATGCCGAGCTTCACACGGGCAACGTTTTTTCCGGGTGCTATTGCTCGCGCGATCATTTCCCCCATACCCCCTGCCCCTGTTTTTTTCAGGCCACCTATTACCGCCGGCTATTTCCCCCATACCCCCTTGACCAGAGGCCACCCCTAGGGGGGGGTGTACCGGCTCTGCGTCGGACTTGACCTTGCCCGTGTGTCGATGTACTCTCTTGGTGTTGGGGTTGTCGGCACAGACCCGCCCTGACGAAAGGGGTTCGCAATGGAAGGAAATCCGTTCAGCAACGAGAGCAACCAGAAGCGTCTGATCGAGGTGCGGTCAATCATCCGCGCCGTCCTGCTCTCCATCACTGATGAGGAGCACGCCGCTGCGAATGCGGCTCGCCGCTCGCTCGGCAAGGCCGCGAAGGCGATCTTGGTTCCCGGTCGCTTCTGGGATGACCACACGAGCCGCGACCTTGACTTCGTCTCTGTCGAGATTCGGTCAACGAACGGCACCAACGAGGGTTGGGTGGTCTTGGCGATGAATCCGGCAGAGTTCCGCGAGTTGGTAGATGACGCTGCCCACTACTCAACGGGCTACGACGAAGAGGACTTCGGAGATCTCACCGAGTCGGCACGCCGTACCATCGTCGCGCTCTGGGAGCAGCGTCCAGAGGATCTCCAGATGCTCGCCGACGCTCGGACTTCGTACGGAGATCTGGCTTGGGCGTTGGGCATTGAGAACCGCCGGAAGGGTGCGATCATCACCGGCTAGGCCGCTGATCGACACTCGGGCAACGAGAGGCCGCTCCTTCGGGGGCGGCCTTTCTGTTGTCCGTTGATACCGGCGGCCAGTTTTTTTCGCGCCCCTATACACGAGCCGGCCAGCCCCCCATACCCCCGCGCGGTTCGGTTCGGAGCCGGCCAATCAAGAGCCGGTCAATGGCCAGCGCGCCGGCTTGACTCGTGGCCACCGGCGGGTGTAAGATGGCAGCAGCCGGTCTGATGAGCCGGCAGCACAGAGAGGAGAACCGGTATGGACTACACGGAAGCCCTAGCAGCAGCGGCCAAGAGTGCCGGCAAAGTCGTCGTCCTGACGGCGTGGAGCGCACCGACCAAGCCGAAGGAGTTCGAGGATAGGGCAACGGCCGCAGCCGGCCGCCACGCCGACCATCGCGCCCTTGGCCGAGTCAAGACGACCGGCGCGGCGTTCACCGATGAAGCCGGCCGCATTACCTTTGAGTTCCGGGTGGCCGGCCAAGTGAACCGCGACATTCACCCTGCCGGTGTGTACCTGACCAAGAAGGGCGAGCCTTGCGTGGACATCGTGGTATCCGCTCCGACGGAGTACGGCTATACGACGGCCTGCCCTAACGCCGGCAAGTTGGGGAGCGCGTGCGTCAAGCGACGGCCGTTCCATTGCCACCGCACCATCAACCTCACCCGGCTCGTGTCGTGGCTGATTGCCGGAGAGGAGCAGGCCAACCGGCAGCAGGGCTGCTAGTCGTCGCCGGCCTCGGCCGGTCGCCCCGTCGTCGGTGCTGTGCCGGCGGCGGGGCTTCTCATTGCCCGTGTAAAGCTGTTGACCGGCGTTCGATTTTCTCGTGCTCTTATTAGGCCTGCCGGATTCCCCCCATACCCCCCACGATTTTTTCCGGCTGCTATTAGGCCGGCATTCATTCCCCCATACCCCCTTTCATTCATTAGTTCATTTTTCATTCCTCTCTACATACGCAGCTACACGAGTGAATGGCTTATGTTGATGAGCGGTCAGCACCCGTGATTGGCCTCACCTTGCGGCACGGGCAGCGGATTTGACTTGCCCCCTGCGTGGTGGGATACTTGACTCCTCGGCGGCCCTGCTTCGCCGAGTAGCACAGAGAGGGGGAACGCTATGTGGCGTTTCTTGGTTTTCGTACCAAAGCCCGACACCGGTAGCGGTCAGCGGGTCAATCTGGCGAGTGGGTGGTCGTATGACGAAACCGAGGCCGAGGCCTTCGGTGATGTGATGCCCACGGTTCGAGGTATGATTCAGGCCATCGGCGCGGTGCTTGAGATTGACTCGGTTCGTGAGTTCGGCCCCGAGTCCGACTCCGAGGAAGCCGCTCCTGCTTGGGCTGTTGAGGTGATGACCGAGGCCAGCGTTGATGGGCTGAACGGCTCGTGGGTTGAGGCGGACGGAAAGCCGTTGGCCTTCGTCGTAGCCGTAGAGGAGCCACGAAAGGTCTGGCCAACACACTTCGAGGGGTAGCCTACACCGGTAAGAGGCAACGAGGCCACCCTCACCCTTCGGGGTGGGGGTGGTTTCTTTATGCGCGCTCATTGTCCGTGGCTCGAGTTTCCCCCATACCCCCACACCGGTAGTGGTCAGCGTTTTTTCCGTGGGCTATTACTGGACTAACATTCCCCCCCATACCCCCGTCTCCTATTCATTCGGTTATCTATTAGGGATACCTATTACGCGCAGCTCTACACACACGATTCCTGGGCGCGGGCAGCGATGTCGAGACTTGGGCAACTCGCTGGGGCTTCGTTCGCTGGACTTGCGTTGCCCCTGTCCGGCCGTGTAAGATGGCATAGCCAGCAGTTGCTGGTGGCACAGAGAGGAGAACCAAGATGGCAGACAAGGTAGAAACTCCGGCACAAGAGAAGGTGCTCTGGCTGGTCGAGGTGGTCTGGGAGAACGAGACGCACCGCTCGTGGCACGCTGGCCGGTCAGAGGCAACGGCAGCCCTCATCGAGTTGGCTTCGGAGTTGGCGGCGTACAACGCCGACACCGCCGACGATGCCCGAGAGTTCCTGCTCGATGACGAGCGTTCGGCGTGGGTCGATTGTACCGAGATGAGCACCTCGGGCGTTTGCCCCAAGTGCGACGCGATGGCTGGCTGGTCGGGCGACTACTGCGAGCCCTGCGGCTACGAGTTCGGGGAGAGCCTAGACGACTAGCCGCTGACCGCTACCGGCCGCAACGAAGCCCTCACCTTTCGGGGTGGGGGCTTCTTGTTGCCCCCGTCTCGATTTTTCATGCCCCTATTAGACGCTGACCGCTCCCCCCCATACCCCCTTTCACAGCTGCAACGCCGATGACCGCCACCGGCCGCACCGATGTTCGTTCACCCAGCTATGTCGAGACTCGGGCAATCCCCCATACCCCCACGATTCCAGCTCGCAGGTTTTTTCCATGGGCTATTACTCCAAACATATTCCCCCCCATACCCCTTCTATTCTTTGTTCATCTATATATACATACATCCACTCGATTCGATAGGTATGGTCTGCGCTTCGCCTTCGCTGTTGTGCCTGGTGCGTCGTATTTGCGTTGTTGCCTGCGCTCCGGTAATCTTCACCTAGCGGCGGCCGTGTTCCGTCGCCAAGCACAGAGGAGGCCAACAATGGCCAAGAGTAATGAGAAGGCTACCCTTTCGGTAGTTCTCGGAGATGAGCAGGAAGGCGAGCGCAGCGGTTCGCTCTGGCAGCGGTCGGTGGTCGTTCGCCGGGATTCGGGCAACGGCGAGGTCATCCGCTATGAGGCCATCCTCTACGGGATGGCTGCGCCTGTGAACGAGGTTCACCTCTGGCAGGGTGGCGACGCCGCCCCGCTCCTCGGCGTCCTTCCTCTCGACTTCTGGGAGTGGACGACCGACGCCGAACTGACCGAGTGGGTGGCCTCTTGCTACCAGCAGAGCAGCACGCGCTATGAGCGCACCATCCGCAAGATGCGGACGATGGCGCGCAAGGCGTACACCTACCAGAACGAGGAACCCGCTCCGTTCTGACCGCTCGCCGGCGAACGGGCAACAAGGCCTCACCCCTTCGGGGGTGGGGTCTTTTTGTTGAGGCCTCTACTGCTCGGCCTCGGTTCCCCCCCCATACCCCCGCTGACTGCGAATAGCTCCAGCCGTGTCGATGTTCGGGCAATGCTCGGCCTAGCGTTTACCCGGCGAACGGGCATCATTTTTTTCGGGCATCTATTAGGGCGACTCACTCCCCCCCATACCCCTTTGTATTCATTCGCTATTCATTCATTCATTATTCATTCTGTTTGGAGCTTCATAGGCTATGCCGGCGGCTGGGCAACGGCGGCTGATGGATAGCGTTGCGCCTGATGCGTCGGGCTTGCGTTCGGGCGTGCGACCTGCGACAATCAACAGGTCGGGGAACACAGACGGAGCCGCTCGGTTCCGCTCCGACAGGGAGAAGCCAGATGGCAATGACCTACGCAGCGGGGCTAGCCGCAGCCGCCAAGAGTGGCGGAAAAATCATCAAGGTCGAGGCGTGGAGCGCGCCAACTAGCGATAAGGAGAAGGCGCGCCGAGAGGCGAACGCCGCCGCCAACTTCGCCGAGCATCGTGCGCTTGGTCGAGTCAAGACCACAGGCGAAGCGTTCACCACGCCGAAAGGCGAGGTGTTCCACTTCTCCGTAGCGGGTCAGGTGAATCGTGATGTTCACGCCACGGGGGTCTATCTCACCAAGAAGGGCGAGCCTGTGGTTGACCTCGTCGTGATGGCTCCGACCGAGTACGGCTACACGGTCGCTTGTCCGAACGCAGGGAAGGCGGGGTCGGCGTGCGAGAAGCGACGACCCTTCCACTCTCACCGAACGGTGAACCTCACCCGCTTGACGGCGTGGGTCATCGGCGGCGAGTCGCAGCCTCTTGGCGAGGACTCCCCGCTCGGCTGCTAGTCGGTCGGTCGGGCGCAACGAAGCCTCACCCCTTCGGGGGTGGGGCTTCTTGCTTTCGGAGCTTCTTTTTTTTCTGCTGACCGCTCGCCGGATTTTGTGGGTCGGGTCATTTTTTCGCAGACCTATTAGGGCGTTTGTATTCCCCCCCATACCCCCGCGCGGTTCGGTCATGCGGTCGGTCGGGCGTTGGGTCGGCTCGGTCGGACTAGGTCGAGTGGTTTGACTTGGTTGAGTGGGTGGCGTAGTATTCAGTAGTCGGGGGTAGGCACAGACCCGAACCGACAAAGAGGTGAACAGATGAGCAAGGTAGCAGCAACAATGATGACCGTGGTAGTCGCGGTGTCGGCTATCGGACTCGGCGCAGCCTTCGGGTATGAAGGCGGCATCGGCTTGGTGGTCGGCTCGTTCGCGTTCTGGTTCTCGCCAGCGTTCGCCATCATCGGCGGGTTCGCGGGGTTCGGCGCGTTCGTCGCGGTCTGGATCGTGGCAGAGGAGTTCGGTCTAATCGGCTGA